GCAAGACACCCCTGATTGCAATAAGGTGTGCTGACAATAGACAACTTTTTGAAGGAACTGTTGGAAAGGAAGAACATGATTAAATATTTAAGTCTGTTCAGCGGTATAGGTGCATTTGAAAAAGCACTTGACCGCTTGAACATCCCTTATGAATTGATAGGGTATTGTGAAATAGACAAATATGCAAGTAAAGCCTATTCATTATTGCATAATGTCCCGGAAACAATGAATTTTGGTGATATTACAAAATTGAATGAAAAAAAATTACCTGATGATATTGATTTAATTACATATGGCTTTCCATGTCAGGATATTTCCATTGCCGGGTATCAAAAAGGATTGTTTGATGAAAATGGAGAAAAAACTAGAAGTGGACTTTTCTTTGATGCACTTAGAATCATTAAACATTGTAGACCACAAATCGCTATTGCAGAAAATGTGAAAAATTTGACAAGTTCAAAGTTTACTGAACAATTTCAAATTGTTTTGAAATCTTTGGAAGATGCAGGATATAACAATTATTGGAAAATATTAAATGCCAAAGATTATGAAATACCGCAAAACAGAGAGAGAGTATTCATAGTCAGTATTAGAAAAGATATTGATACAGGGGTGTTTGAATTTCCTAAATCTACTGGAGAAACAACTAAATCATTTTGGGATTATCTTGACCAAAACATTACAGATGAAGAATTGGAAAGTGTATTGTTAGATTGGTGCGATTTAGAAAAAATGAAAGATTTTGGTGCAAATTATAATTTTGGGGGTTCAATGTGCAAAGAAAACATTTATGGAACTATTGTAGCTAACTATGGAAAAATTACAGGAAATAGTGGAAAGTTTTTCAGAAATCATAGATTGTCAGTGTTAAGTGTAAAAGAATGTTTTTCAATTACAGGTTTTGATGCATCTGATGCTGAATTATTACTTTCATATGGATTTACAAATAAGCAGTTATACAAAATGATTGGTAATTCTATTGTAGTAAATGTTTTAGAATTTCTGTTTTGTCAAATATTCGATAGTAATAATGAAATATGGGTATAGAAAGGAAGGGTATGCACAGTTGAAAGGTGGAAAGAATCAGGAAGGATATGCTGACCCAACCGCATCAGTTGCGGTGGGTCATATGTACCGGGAAGAATGTGAAGCTGACAAGCGGGCGTTTGAATTGATTAAGGTATTGAAGTACATAATCAGGGCGGCGGGATTTGAACTGACCCAACGCATCGAACTGAAAGACCGGGATTCAGGAAGAATTTACAAATAGTGGTTAAAGAAAGGTGGTAGTAATGGAAAATAAAATTATGCAGTTACTTATGGAAAAAGGTGAAGTATCAATGAACAATGATATTTTCCCTATACTGTTTGAAGAATTTGGTTATGTCCCGCTGAATGAACAGCTTTATGCGATGGCAAGTGACTTTGTGCAGCAACAACTTTATGGAGTGTATGCCGCCGGAATCAATGTCATCTGCATACCGCAGTTTTCAGGAATACCGAAAATGGGTTCATTGATAGTTGGTGATATGGTGTATAAAGTTGTGAAGTAACTGTTGTGGTAACTGTTGGTAACGGTTAAAGGTAGCGGTTGAAACCCTTGATTTTACTAGTGGTAACGGTTGGTAACGGTTGGTAACGGTTAAAATCAATTTCTTTATTATTTTTAATTTTTATTTTTTATCTGATGAAGTAATAAAAAAATAATATATAGATAGAGTGCGTGTCTTAACCGTTACCACAGTTACCAAAGTGATTTGAACCCTTGTATTTAATAGGCTTTCAGGGGGTATCTGTTTATTGTTGTGAACCGATACCCAACCGATACTAACAGATACTTGAACCGATACCAAGCAATTTTTAGAAGAAAGGAAGGTATTTTGTAGATGAAAAATCTGACAGCAAAGCAATACTTAGACCAGTTAAGGGTTATTGATACAAAGATAAATCAGAAAATGGAAGAATTGTCTGAACTGATGACAGCGGCAACCAGTACCGGGGCAATAGATTATTCAAAGGACAGGGTGCAGACCAGTCCACAGAACGCACTTGAAAGCAGAATTTGCAAGTATGTTGACCTGAATGATGAAATCAACCGGGAAATTGATGAATTTGTTGACATCAAGCATAGAGTGACTAAGGAAATACAGGAATTGAATGTTGACTATTACATCAAGATTCTGTTTAAGGTGTATGTGCAGTATAAAGATTTGAAAGTCACAGCAAATGAAGTAGGTTTATCATACGCTTATGTGCGGAATTTACACAAAGAAGCGTTAAAAGCCTTTGAACAACATCACACAGACTTACATTATCTTACATAAATCATACAAAATAGTACAGTTGTCTATCTTGATTTTATAATATGCGGTATATTATAATTATGTTGAGAATTTGGGGTTAAGAAAAATCTATTGATTTTTCTTAATCTCATTTTTATGTGAAAATTATTGTTTGTTTCTGACCCCTGAAAGGTGCTAAAATCTCCTACTTTCAGGGGTTTTTGATTGATTTTTTAAGGGGAAATGAAAGGAAGGTGTTGCCGGATGGCAAAATTGAATGAAAAACAGCGGTGTTTTGTTGATGAATACCTGATTGACCTGAACGCAACACAAGCCGCTGTTCGTGCCGGATATTCAGCAAAAACCGCTGATGTGCAAGGTTCACGAATGTTAGGAAATGTTAAGGTTCAACAGGCAATCGCTGAACAGATGGCTGAACGGTCAAAGCGTACCGGGATAAATCAGGACAGGGTTGTTTTGGAACTTGCAAAGATTGCACTGGTAAAAATGACAGACATTGTTGACGATGAAGGGCGTATTCGTTCAGATGCCGCAGAAGATGACCTTGCCTGTATTGAATCAGTGAAATACAAGAGTTCAGAGAGTGACACAGGTTCAAGTGTTGAAAGAGAAGTCAAGGTTGCATCCAAGCTGAAAGCACTGGAACTGTTGGGTAAACACTTGGGTATGTGGAATGATAAACTGGATGTGAACATCACACAGCCTATTGTCATCAGCGGTGAAGATGCCCTTGAAGATTAAGGCGGTGATTGCCTATGGTAAAAAATAGGATTTCATCACAGTATGTCTTTGGGTATCAGAAATTCATTCTTTACCCGGATGATTACAAACCCAAGAAATCAGGTAAAAAGAAAGTTCTGCTGCCTGAACTTGTCGGCAAAGGGTACGGTACTTTTTGGCGATGGAAAGGCAGATATAGAGTATGTAAAGGTTCAAGAGCATCCAAGAAGTCAAAAACAACTGCATTATGGTATATCACCAATATGATGAAATACCCTGATGCAAATACCCTTGTGGTCAGGAAAACATTCAGGACATTGAAAGATTCCTGTTTCACTGAACTGAAATGGGCGATACACCGCCTTGGTGTTGATGCTTTTTGGGAAATAAAGGAATCACCGCTTGAAATGACCTATATACCAACAGGTCAGAAGATTTATTTCAGGGGACTTGATGACCCATTGAAAGTAACATCAATAACTGTTGATGTCGGCTGCCTATGTTGGATGTGGATTGAAGAAGCGTATGAAATCAGTTCAGAAGATGATTTCAATATGCTTGACGAATCAATTCGTGGTGCAGTGCCGGAAGGTTCAGGACTGTTCAAACAGATTACATTGACCCTGAACCCTTGGAATGAACACCATTGGATAAAAAAGCGGTTTTTTGACAAGCCGGATGATGAAACCCTTGCGATGACAACCAACTATAAATGCAATGAATGGTTGGATGCCGCCGACTTGAAGGTTTTTGAAACAATGCGAAAACAGAACCCAAGGCGTTACAAAGTGGCGGGTCTTGGTGACTGGGGTATTGTTGACGGTCTTGTTTATGAAAACTGGGAAGAAAAACTTTTCAGCATTGAAGAAGTCAAGGCAATTAAAGGGGTCAAGTCAGTATTTGGTCTTGACTTTGGTTATACGAATGACCCAAGTGCTTTGTTTTGTGGTTTTATTGATACTGCAAGCAAGACCATATGGGTTTTTGATGAAATGTATAAACCCGGAATGAGTAATGAAGCCATTGCGGATGAAGTGCAGCGGATGGGTTATCTGAAAGAAAGCATAACCGCTGATTCCGCTGAACCAAAGAGTATTGACCGATTGCGTGAACTGGGACTGAAAGGCATCAGGAAAGCAAGGAAGGGCAAGGACAGCATCAACAACGGTATTGACTTCATTCAGGATTATCACATTATCATTCATCCAAGGTGTGTGAACTTCATCACAGAGATAAGCAACTATCAATGGGACACTGACAGCAAAACAGGAAAGAAGCTGAACCGCCCTATTGATGACTTCAATCACCTGATGGATGCAATGCGATATGCGATTGAACGCATTGTGAAAGGCGATGCTTTCAGTTTTGACTAAGAAAGTGAAAAAGTAACAATTTAGAAACACAAACACCCTGAATTTCTGAAAAACAGGGTGTTTTGATTATATTATGCCATAAAAAGAAAGGGGTGAATTGAACCAGTATGTTCAGTAACCTTATTGACACACTGACTTTGAAGGTCAGCAATTTTATATTACAGGGTGTTCATTCAAGGATGACTGACCGGGAATTTCTTGAAAGAGAAATTGCAAAGTGGAAAAGTTCACCCCAACGAATAATGCAGATTAAAGGCAGTCTGTATTATGACAATGAGCATGACATATTGAAACGCAAAAGAACCATGATAGGCGATGATGGAAAGCTGCAAGTTGTGGAAAATTTGCCAAACAACCGCATCATTGACAATCAGTATGCAAAGATGGTTAATCAGAAAGCAAATTACCTGTTTGGTCAGCCTTTTGCAATCGAATGTAAAAATGACCGTTATGCTGAACTTCTGAAAAAGGTGTTCAACAAAAAGTTTATGAAAACCCTGAAAAACAGTGGTAAAGCTGCATACAATGGCGGCATCTGTTGGTTATACCCTTATTACACTGAATCAGGTGAATTTTCTTTCAGGCTTTTTCCCGGTTATGAGGTCTTGCCATTTTGGAAGGACAACGAACACACCATATTGGATTTTGCAATCAGGCTTTACTTGGTGATTGGTTATGAGGGTACAGTCCCCACAGTCATTCAGAAGGTTGAAGTGTATGATTTGGATGGAGTGCATAAGTTCATTCTTGACAGGGGTACACTGATACTTGACCTTGCAAATGATGGTGAATCCGACTGTTACCATGTGACTATGACGGATGCACAGGGTAATGTTCAGGGGTTCAACTGGTCAAGAATACCATTGATACCGCTGAAAGCAAATGAACTTGAAACACCGCTGTTGAAAAAGGTCAAGTCATTACAGGATGGTATCAATGTGATGCTGTCAGACTTTGAAAACAATATGCAAGAGGATGCAAGAAACACCATTTTGGTATTGAAGAACTATGACGGTACTAATTTGGGTGAGTTCAGAAAAAACCTTGCAACCTATGGTGCGGTAAAGGTCAGATATGATGGTGATACAAAGGGCGGTGTTGAAACGCTTGAAATCACAGTCAATGCAGATAACTACAAGGCTATTGTTGAGATATTCAAGAAAGCACTGATTGAAAATGCGATGGGTTACGATGCCAAGGATGACAGGCTTTCAGGAAATCCAAATCAGATGAACATTCAATCAATGTATTCTGATATTGACATTGATGCAAACGATACTGAAACAGAATATCAGGCAGCCTTTGAAGAAATCCTTTGGTTTGTCAATGCACATCTTGCAAACACAGGTCAGGGGAATTTTGAAGGTGAGGAAGTCAACATTATCTTCAACAGGGATATTCTGATGAATGAATCAGAAGTGATTGATAACTGTCAGAAGTCAGTAGGCATCTTGTCTGATGAAACAATCATTGGTCAGCATCCTTGGGTTGATGACCCGGCGGCTGAAATTGAGAGGTTGGAAAAACAGAAACAAAAGGAACAGGAAGATATGCTTTCCCAGTACAATCCTTTTGGTCAACAGAATCAGACAGACCCCAACCAAGGCAATCAGGGCGGTGGTGTAGATGAAGAATAGTGAATACTGGAAGAAACGCTTTGAACTGCTTGAACAGTCACAGAACCAACAGGGTCTTGACTGCTATGCAGACCTTGAAAAGCAATACCGGGAAGCACAAAAACAGATTGAAGGTCAGATTTCTGCATGGTATCAGCGTTTTGCAGATAACAACGGTGTATCAATGGCAGATGCCCGGAAAATGCTGACAAGTAAGGAACTGGCAGAACTGAAATGGGATATAAACCAGTACATCCAATACGGTGAAGAAAATGCAATCAATGGTACTTGGGTGAAGCAGCTTGAAAACGCATCTGCAAGGTATCACATTTCAAGGCTTGAAGCGTTGAAATTACAGACACAGCAAAGTATTGAAGTGCTGTTTGGGAATCAGCTTGACAGTATTGATTCAGCGATGCGGGGGATTTACACATCAGGCTATTATCACACCGCCTATGAGATTCAAAAGGGCGTGGGAGTTGGTTGGGATTTTGCCACACTGGATGACAAGACCATTTCAAAGGTTATCAACAAGCCTTGGGCGGTGGATGGAAAGAATTTCAGTGAACGGATATGGGGCAACCGTCAGAAGTTGGTCAATGAACTGAACACTGAACTAACAAGGAATATCATTTTAGGGCAAGACCCGCAGAAAGCCATTGATGCGATAGCAAAGAAAATGAACACTTCAAAGGTCAATGCGGGGCGGTTGGTTATGACAGAAGAAGCCTTTTTCAGTTCCGCAGCACAAAAGGACTGTTTTGCTGAACTAGATGTTGAACAGTTTGAAATAGTTGCAACCATTGATTCCCACACTTCTGAAATCTGTCAGGGGATGGATGGTCAGCACTTTCCTATGTCACAATGGGAAATAGGCGTTACTGCACCGCCATTTCATGTAAATTGCAGAAGTACCACAGTACCCTATTTTGGTGATGAATTTGACAATATCGGTGAAAGAGCAGCAAGGGATGAAGAAGGTAATACTTATTATGTCCCGGCTGATATGACTTATAAAGACTGGCAGAAATCCTTTGTTGATGGTGGTGATAAAACTGGTTTGCAGAAAGCAACAGTTGATGATACAATTAAGGCAAGCAAGGGATTGAAAACAGTTGATGACTGCACAACAACAGAAGAAGTTCAGGATATGATGAAAGAACAGAACTGGTTTAGAAGTGCAACAATCAGGGGAACAGTCTATAATACAAATGAAACCTTGTCACTTGATGGTATTGATGTGGGTGTTGCAAAATCTATTTACAAGGTACACGATACCCTGTTTACTAAGTACCCGCAGTTAGTGGGAAAGCTGAACAGTATATCAAGTGCAAAATTAAGTGGTGGAACTTATGCACAATGTTCTTTTGGTCTTGGTCATGGCGGTGTTACTGTCAATAAACAATATTACGGAAATCTTGAAAGTTTGAAAAAACACTATGAAAGTGACCTTGCATCAGGATTTCACCCGGCGGGTACAGATTACACAGCTATTGTGATGCATGAATTAGGTCATGCGGTTGATGATTACTTATCATACACAGAAATGGCTTTGGGTATGGTCAATTCTTGGAAACCGAAAATTGTATCTGCTGATTTAAGACCTAAAGTAATGAAAGCCTGTAAACTGAAAATCAGTGATATTGGAAAAAATGTCAGTGGTTATGCAACAAAAGATGCACAGGAATGGTTTGCTGAATGTTTTGCTGAATATATGTGTTCTGATGAACCAAGACCTGTTGCAGCGGAATTTGGAAAACAGCTTGAAGAAGTAATGAAAGGGGTGAAGTGATAATGTCACAGTCTATGCCTTCATTTTGGAACAGTCCTTATTTTGTACCTGAACCTGATAACTGGCATCTGACAGATGATGCCCCGGAAGAAATAAGGGAAGAAT